GATATCGACACCGCCGTGGGTCAGCAACTCGACATCGTTGGTCAATGGATCGGTCAAAGCCGGGAGCTCACAGTTCCTTTGACGGGGGTCTATTTTTCTTTCGACACCGATGGTCTCGGATTCGATCAGGGGACGTGGCTTGGGCCTTTTGACAGCACGACAGAGCTCACCGCGCTCCCAGATGATTCGTATCGCGTATTTTTGCGCGCGAAGATCGGAAGCAACCAATGGGATGGCACGATCCCAGGTGCCTATTCATTTTTAGACCCGCTTTTCCCCAGCGATAACGTCATAATTCAGGATTACCAAGACATGAGCATGGTAATGGGGCTGATCAGTTCTGCGCCTCTAAATGCTGTCACCACGGCTCTGTTCGAGAACGGATACCTTGACGTTAAGCCGGCGAGTGTGAGAATAAATGGATATGCCACGCCGAGCGTGCCTGACGATCCTCTTTTTGGGTTCGATGTGGAAAATTCAACGATCAGCGGCTTTGATGTCGGCGGCTGGGCTTTAATCTCGGGAGGCTCTTAATATGACGGCAAATAATGATTTTCTGGCTCTCGCCAACGGTGGCGGCGCCAATGTGATCTCGCAAGCCACCTATGCCGGTGCAACTGCTCTCCTCGCCAATGGGTATCAGGCAGGTCTGGCGCAATCCGCGCAGGTCAATAAAACCTTTCGGCAAGCTACCGCCATCGCCGCGCTGATCGGACAATTTATTCAGACCCAGGGCTTCGATGCCAATGATGACGGCAATGCCTTCAACTTGCTCACATCCTTCCAGCAAGCCATTCAAAGCTTTGTCGGTCAGCCTAACGTTTTTACGGGCGGTACGACGACAGGATCAGCAAACGCTCAAGTTCTTGCAACGATCAATCCGAGCACAGGATTCGGGCTGAATAACGGCTTCACCGTGGTCGCAACTGCGGGTTTCACCAATACCGGAAGCACGACCATCAATGTCCATGCAACCGGCGCCACCCTTATCCAAAAATTGTCTGGCGGTGTGCTTGTCAATCTTGCTTCAAGCGATCTTACCCTCGGGAATAATTTCACGATTGAATATAACAGCACGGCGGCTGTATGGGTGCTGCAATCTTCCGGCGTTGCACTGGGTTCGGCAGCGTTCCAGAATGTGGGCTTTTTCCTCCAGACCGCTAACGCTCTCGCCGAATTGACCTCCGTCGCGGCAACGGCGCGCGGCAACATTAACGCAGTCGCTCCGAACGAGGTGCCTACGGATTACGGCGCAAACGTTTTCTCTGGCGGCGTTGGTTCATCCTTCTTCGTATGGGGGGGCGGATTCTCGCCTGGTTCCAGTTATTCGGCTGGCGCAATCGGTGCAGGTAGCGGCACATGGCTTTGCCAGACGGCTGTTGGCATCGGCGGATGGGGCGGCTCAAACGTTCTTTTCTACTTCACCAGATCAGCTTAAAGCGAGGGCACCATGACCATCACCGCGACCGTTACAAACGCTAAATATAATAATGCGGGGAACACGAGCCTCGATTGCCAAGCCACAATCAATGGCAAAGGGCCTTATCCATACACGGCTGTGCCAAATTCGCAGGATGCAACTGTTGAGGCCGTGTGGGCGGCAGCGATCCAAGTCGGTGTCGCCGCCTATACTCCGCCAGTTCCGCCGGTGCTGACGCCAGCCCAGCAAGCCGCCGTACTCATGGGCGAAGGCTTGCAGGTCACCTCGATCAGCATGCCGGCCATCAACGGCATCTATGGATGCGATCAGGTGTCCCTGATCAACATCACGGGCGTGTTCGCCTATGTCGAGGCTAAGAACCAGTTCCCCGGCGCGGCCAATAGTTTCACTTGGTATGATACCGCTGGGATCGGTCATACTTTCACCGATGTCGCCGAATTCCTCGTTTTTGCCGAAACGCTCTGCACCTTTGTGGCTGGCGTGCAGGAATGGGTTCTCGGCGGCGGTCAAGGTGCTGCACCATCGAACGTTGTCACCATCGCATAGGGAGAATCACATGAACGGGCTGGAGCAAAGGATCGTAGGCGTTTTGGAATGTCTCGATGAAGCCGGCAATGTTGCTCTCGGCCCCGATGGCAACATCCCGCTTGCAGGAAACCCACATGCAACGATCTCGCAACGTCTGGGTCAGATGTTGATCTACGGCACGCCGGAACAGAAGGAAATCGCTCATCAGTGTGACGTACTTTTGACCGGTATCGAAAACAAGATTTTTGGCATACCGACTGCCTCGCATTGCCTTGATGCGATCAAAGACTTCCCGAAATCATTACCAGCGGCAGGTTGACATGGATGACGAACAACAACGCACCCGTGCCCTTGATGCCTTTGCCTCGACACCAGCCGACAAGCTCTCGGCGACTGAGCTCGGAGAGTTGCTCGAAGCCGCAGCGCAGCGCGGGGCGATTACCGCGCTAAAAACGGTTGGGCTCGATGATAAAGATGCCTTTAAAGACATGCGGGAAATCCGCGACAATCTGAATAGTTACCGCCGCGCGCGGAAGCTGGTTAAGGGCGGCGCCATCTCTTTTTTCAAACAGACATTTTCAATCGGCAGCAAGCTGGTATCGACAGCGTTTTTCATATATCTTCTGGCGAAACTCGGCTTGAATGAAAAACAGTTAAAAGCTGCAAGCGAGATTATTGGGCTTAATTGAGACCGCGAATCGTCCGGCGGTTTACGGGACGAAACGATGAGAGGATGAGACCATGACCGACAATACCACCAACACCACAGACACCGCCGCCGGTACCACCACAGCGCAAGCTCCGGCTCCTGACTTTCTGCAAAAGGTTGAAGCCGATCTCGCGGAATTCGGTGAAGAAACAATCGCCAAAATTGAGGCGGCTGTTTCGACCTTCGAAACGAAGTATGCGCCCTACATCAAAACATTCCTCGTCACCCTGCTCCAACAGGAAGGCAAGGATGCTCTTGATGCCGCTATCGCTTCGGCTCCGAGCGGCAATCCATCCGTGATCGCGGCAAGCGTGGGCGCGGCTTTGGCCGGCACACTCGCCGCCAATGCGGAAGCTGATGCCAAGGCTGGCATCCAGCAAGAGGAAACTGATGCGGCAAATGCCGCCGCCGGCACCGCTACTGGCTCCGCCGCGCAGTAAATGTCCTTTTTGGGAACATTGTTAAAAGCGGCTTTCGGTGGGATTTTCAGTTCCATTGTGAGCCGCTTTTTTCCTCCAAAAACCGCCGCTGATCAGCGCGCGGATGATCTCGCCGCTACCACGAAAGAGGCAAGCGATGCCGTTAAAACTTCTGAGAGCGTTAGCCGTCAGAACCTTGCTGATGTCGAGTCTGATCTCGACAAGCGGGTGCGCGACCCCAACGCCTAACGCTTGCGCGTGGCTCACCGACATCGCGCCTAATCCAGGCTATCGCACCCGCTGGACTCCTGATGAGATCAGGCAGGTGGATGCGCTGGACAAAAACATCGATGACACATGCGGGAGACACCCATGACCGCCGACCTCAGCCTTCTCGATACCCGAATCCGTGCCCTTTATGATCGCCATGTCGCCGATCTGACCGCCAAGGGATACAACTGCCACGCGACAACAACCTACCGCGCGCCGGAAGTCGAGAACGCTCTGGCATCCAGCGTGACCTCGGTGACGGCTTCAACCTCGAAACATTGCACAACACTGGCGGATGGCACGCCGGCCGCCCGTGCCTACGATCTCAGCTTTTTCGATGCCAATGGTGCCTATATCAGCAATGGCGCCGCCCAGTGCTACACGGATGCCGGAGCTTTATGGCTCAAATATGCCGCCGAGCCTGACCTGATACCGTTAAAGCTGGTCTGGGGCGGCACCTGGCATCATCCCCACGATCCTGATCATTTTCAAATCGCGTAATCGGCGACGGGGCTCATCCTCGCGCCGCCGGTAGCCGCGCCCGACCATCGTCCAGTCGGGCGCGGTTTACCATTTCGTTAAGAATCCGACGAAGTCTCCGCGCCCATAGAGCACGAAATACCAGTCCAGCATCTCGTGCAGGTCGGTAAAACCGCTTGCCCGTGCGAAATATGTGTGAGTTGAGGGGTTGATAGGCTCCCCATCCATAAAAATGCCTGTTGAGGCAAATTTGACCCCGTGGACGGCGGTGCAAATGGGGTCAGGATCGACCAGACGCCTGGTAGTGTCGGCTTCCATCAGCTGGAGCGCATCGCCAGGGGCGCATTTCAGCGTGCGGCGCACGGTCTGACGTTTCTGCCCCGAAATGATCAGGGGCACGAATCTCGGGCTGAATTCTAAAACCGGCATGTTGACCTCACATGATGAACTGCGTTGTGGTTTCCTTGGCGATGAACTCGTACCAGCAACAGTCATCCATGCTGCTGATGCCATTCCCCATCCATGAAACCCTCCCCACGGACACGATCCTCCTGCAATAGCGCAGGAAGGGCTTGGATTCTTTGTTGTGCATGAACCCGGCATCGAACAGGAGCCATGTCTGGGCGTGCATGCGAAATTTCTCGATCATGGGGTGCAGCATCTCCCGACTCCACGGCGGATTGGTGATGATGTAATCGGTCGACGGCAAAAACTGGTTATCGAAAAAAAGCACATCGCGCCGGTGGATCAGGACTCCGTCACTGGGCTGGGGCTCGATGTCGCACGCATAAACGCAGGAATGACCCTGTTTTGTCAGATGCCGCACCAGCCTCCCATCGCCGGCGCATGGCTCAATAAACTGAGCGCGGCGCGGCAGATGCGCGAGAAGCGGAAAAACCGCCTCCTGCGGTGTCGTGTAATAATCGCGGGGGTTGCGTTCGAAGTTGCTGCGCTTACCCATTCGGTTTATCGCCGCGCTCAGCTGCTTCCTGCTTTTTGACTTCGTCCCATACTTCCTTTTCGAATTCAGCTTCGTGCGCCCAGAGCCAGTGAATATATTTCACCTCGGTCTGGATGATCGATCTGATCGTCCGGTCACGATATTGTCCGAAGGTCAGGCGATCATCGAGCTTGTAGGGGGTTTTCCTTTTTTTCATCACACCACCATAGTCAGTTTTTCCGCCGCGCGCGTGACCGCCGTGTATCTCCAGCGACGTGCATCCTCTCCGAACGCGCCGGCCTCATCGAACACCATCACGCTATTCCATTGCGAACCCTGAGATTTATGGCAGGTCAGCGCATATCCGTAGGTGAATTCCTGCGTGCCGCGCTTCGCCATCCAGTCAAGCTCCTTTTCGGTGCCGTGGAAAAACTGTTGCAGCACCCGCACATCCTTGTGCTTTACACGGGTGTCGTCATCGATGCTGTGCAACTGGAGATGGATGCCTGGTTCAACATATTTGCTCCGCCGTTTTTTCTTCGGCGGGTTCATACTATCGACTTCCCAGAGGCTCCCGTTGAATATGCCGATGGTCTCATCGATCATCGAGCACTCATCCAAAATTACGAGGTCAGAGTCGCAGACATCGCTTTCCTCGTTGAGGACAAAGGTGGGCTGACCGTTGGCGTTCTCCTCATCGATCGAATAAATCATCGAATGGATGGTGCTGGCGTGGCTGCAACCTTTGCGGCGCATCACGCTGGCGGCTTTGCCCGTGAAGGCACCATAGAGCACGTTTTTAACCGCCTCAGCGATCTCCTTGGCGAGAGTTGTTTTGCCGGTGCCGGCGTAACCGAAAATGCGGAATACCTGCGCTCCGTTCTTTTCCTTGAGCCATTCTTTCGCGGCTTTGATTGCGCCCTCCTGTTGGGGCGACCAGGCGATCTCGCTCATGGGTTCTCTCCGATATTGCGATAGTCAACCGGCATATTCAAAGCCTTTGCCCTCGTCAGCGCATCGACCATGCCGTTGCTGGCACCGTAGTCGAGATAAAACACGATCATGTCGGCTTTGTCCCACCACGCGAAACCTGCCTCGATGCCAGCCTTGCGTTCTGCTGGATCATCGTCTTTCAAGATGCCGGGTTGCGTGTAAAGAAGGTGGGAGGCGATGGGGAATTCTCCGCGGCGCAGCGCGTCACGCATCGCCCGTCGCGCATAGGTGACGTTGCGCTCGATTTCGCCGGCATACGGGCTCTCGATGATGACACAGCTCATGGGTAAATCTTTTCAAGGTTGACAATGATGCTCATCACGAGTCCTAAAACAGCCCAAATATAGATGATCCATTTTGGTATGATTCCGCAAAGCATACCGAGCAGGACGATTAAATCTGAGATCACTATTAAACCGTCCCATGTCGTGAAAAGTTTCATCATTGACCGTTGCGCTCCCAGCACATCTGTTGGCACCGCTTCGCTTGTTCGGCGGCGTAGGCTTGATATTGCGGGATCGTCTCGTGTTGGCTGAGATGACCCCAGAGGAGCGCGGCTTCAACGAAGTCGCCATCGTTGCGTGCTTCCCGCGCCTTGAGCGCGATCTCTTTGCGCTCAGCCTCGGTCATTGCTCCTCCGCATCCACGGCTTCGACATCGTGGACATTGCTCCACTCCTTGACGATGTCGGTGGCTTTTTCCTTTGCCTCGGCTTCATCGTTGGCAAAGACTGTGATTTCTTTCTGATAGGTGACGTTGACCGTTACCTTGAACTTTGCCATCAGAGGTCTCCGATCTTTTTATGCAGGGCTTTTTTGAGAGCCGTGATCTTGCCCGACATCTCCGATTGCTTCGCCTTCGTCTGCTCGGTCAAATCGGTCTGGCATTTACGGAGATGGGCTATGGCAGCCTTCAATTCTTCGATCGAAGGATCCTTCACCGACGCCGGATTTTCTTCGACCGGCAGCTTCGCTGGTTCTTCGGCGGCAGGTTTTTCGGTATGGGTCACGGCAGTCTCCTGTTGTGGACGTTTCAAAAAGCTTGGCATCTCCGCCTTGAGCGCGGCGATTTCTTTGCACGCATCGCTTCCACAGTTGATCGTTCGCATTTCTGGGGTGCAATGGCACATCGTCAGACCTCCATGCCGATGGCGGACATATAGAGATCAAGCAGCTCACTTTTTTCGCGGCGTTTCTCGATCTCAATCTTTCGGAGTTTCACTATCTGGCGGATGATGGTGACATCGAAGCCCGTGCCCTTCGCTTCGGCATAGACTTCCTTGATGTCATCGCTGACGCCAGCCTTGTCCTCCTCGAGCTTCTCGATGCGCTTGATGATCGATCTCAGCCGATCACCAGAGACTCCGCTATTATGACCGGCACCGCCGGCGGTTTCATCAGCTGGCGACATGGTTGCCGCCTTTCACCTGCACGCGCACGGCGTGGATGTTGTTTTTCAGGTACCGATAAACACCGCGAGTCGTGGCTGGATTGTTGATCGCGGTGCCCCTGATCGTTCTGTGGTGCATGAGTTGCCGATCCAGCTTTCCCTTGGTGGCTTCCCGCGCCAGACGGCGCAACTTTTTGCAGACTGATCCGAGCATGGTTATTCTCCCTTTTCCAAAAGTAAGCAGGTGGATGTCATGCCGGTATCGCGCACGCATTTTTCGACCAGATTATATCGCGTCTGTGCATCGAAAAAATAAAGCGTAACGACGACAACCACCATGAGGCACACCGGCACGCTGATCGCTAACGCGACTTTATGATCATTGTTTTCTGCTGACATTTTAAGACTCCTTTTGGTTAAAAATTCAGTGGTAGGATTCGAACCTACGAAGGGCTTTCGTGCCGTGACACGCTCCGACCATTACGCCGGTTTACCCCTGCAAACACACGGTGCCGCCCTAGACCTCTAGGCTGACACTGAATTATCCCTCGCGGGATTGTTGAATTACTTCTTGAACTTCGCCTTTTGCTCATCGGTGAGTTGCTTCCACAACGCCTTGACGTTGTCTGGTGCTCTGTCGAAGCTGGTGATCACCTTGGTGTTGTCCACCCAGAAAAGCTGAAACTGCGCCATGTTCTCGCAACTTTTGAGCGCAGGTTTCAGCTGGTCAATGACAGACTGCCAGTCGGGATCGATCTCATCGCGCTGCGGCGCACTTTTATCGCCATCGAGAAGCTTGTCGAGTTCATCCTGCGGCTGAGGATCGGCGGTGGGCGCGGCGATCTGCGCCGGCGCATCATCGAGGCTCGAGATGTCAGTGCGCGTCTCCGGTGTTCCCTCTGGCGGGATGTCACGCACTTCCTCAGCGATGCCGATGCCGAGCAGGACATCCGAGAACGCATCACGGAGAGCCCACGCACGGGCGCGGTTGAAGCACATGCGCGGGCCGTATCCAGCCGACCACGGGCCTTTTTTGCCGATCAGGGATGCAGCTTTCGCATCAGCAAAGCCGAATGAGCGCGTGATTTCTTCGGTGCTGTCCTTGCGCTTCACCGTGACGGTGTGGACATAGTCGCCCTTGTTCCAGTCGCCAGTGCTGCTGTCCTTGATATATTCCAGCTTGCCGCTCCTCGACACCAGTGCAACGGCTCCATCACCCCAGAGGCATGGTCGATTATTGATCACGCAGATCGTGCTGAGCGCAGTCACCGGCGGCAACCCGATCTCCATGCCCTTCATGATGCCGATGGCGATGCGGGACTTCGTCGCCTTCTCATCGACCACACCGTCCTCCCATTCCTTGACCTCCTTGCCCTGCGCGTTGCGCTTGACCATGTAGGAGGCGGGGATCATGCCGGCATGGATGAAACCTTCGGCGAAGCGGAAAGCTTCAACGTGGTCGCGTGGCACGATGGCAGCAATCGAGCCGCCTGATGTCATCGCGGCAAGTTCTTTCTTTTCGCTGGCGGCTGGCGGGGCGGCGGGGTCTGCTGTCGGTGGGATAACTGTCTGTTCTGCGGTGTTGCTCTTGTCGGTCATAATGATTCTCCTTTGCGGGTGGGTTACCGTTCTAATTCAAACGGGTTTCAAATGCAACTAACTTAGGCGGATATTCTCTGTTCTTCCGGCATGCCCTCCCAAAAACTGCGATGCTTGGTTTCGATCTGCTCCTCGAGCTTGTTCATGGTGACATTCGGCGACACCATACCGAGCGCGGTCTGGGTGCGTTTGATCCGATAGCACCATACGGTCTCGTGATTTTTCAGGAGCCCGGCGGATTCCGGCACGATGACCTGCTTCTTGATCCGCTCCACTGGATCGCCAGCCTTGAACGCTGTCGCCATCAGCTTGCTGACATCTTTGAACGGGATGCCGGTGCGCCGCGAAAGTTCATAGTGGTCGAGATATTTATGGGGCAGCAGCTCGGCGATGAGGAGCTGACGGCGCCCGTGAATACGTTTGCGGCGTGCTGGTTTTTCAGGCTTTGCCGCGATGTAAAAACAGATCGCAATTATCACTATGCACACCAGAATTGCGCGTATCTCGTAGGCGGTCATTTGCGGATTCCTTATGCTGGAGAGAGAAAAAAACCGAGGAGCAGGACGCCCCTCGGTTGTCGTGATCAGGCGACTTTGGTGAGCTTTTCTTCGAGCTCCGTGATCTGCTTTTCCAGACCGGCGACGATGCCGTCCTTTTCCAGTTGCACGGCTTCGAATTGCTTGACGGCTTCCTTAAAGTTTTCGATTTCTTTGTCCTTCGCGGCGTTGTCATTTTTCAAATCGCCGACCTTGTCATCGAGATCATCGATGGTTTTTTGCTGCGTCTCGATCTGCTCTTTCTGCGTGGCGATGGTGGCGTTGAGCTCATCGTTCGCAGGATGTTTGCCGGCGAGAAGCTCTTTCAGCTTCGCAGCGGATTCCAGAAGGGTTTTATGTTCGTGGTCGGGGATGGTCACTTGCGGCATAGTCGTCTCCTTGGTTGTGCCCTATCGGGCGGTTGTTCCCTCGCGGGAATTCTAAATCTCTGTCGCCCACGGTGGGAAGTTCGCATCCTCGAACGAGGTGATGCCCTGCGGATCAACCCAGACATCCTCGCCATAGATGGCATAGTATTTTTTGAACAACCCCACCGCCATCTCGATGCTGACCTGACCGCACGCATACATGCTCCCACGCTCGAACTTTTTCCCGCGCGCCAGAGGTGCGAGTCCTTTTTGTTGGAACACGAAGAAAAAATCATGTTGCTCGGTCAGAGACATTTTCTGACAGAACTCCATGACGGCAACATTTGCCGTTTTACAAGTGGCTTCATCGGGATAGTAACGCCGATCAAAAATCACGACCTCTCCCTGCATCGCCCTCTTGCAGAACTGCACCGCCTTGTCGCCGGCGTTCATGTAGTGCGTGGCTTGGATGTGATATTTCTGTCCAGCCATTGCGCTGTAGAGAGCCAGATCGATGGGCTTATTTTGCGTGTTGGTGAATGTCTTGAGGTCGGACATCGCCCGTGCTTTGAGATAATCGATCCGTGCCTTGAACCAGACGCCATCCTCGAACCAGATGATCGTGACCTCGGGATAGCCACCGGTGAAACACTTGCTTAGCTCGGGATGTTTTTCGATCATCGCGGCGGCGAGTTCGATGCGCCCGACAAGATCAACGGAAAGTTGAGTCCTGCCATTGGTGAACATCTCATATTTTTCCTTCTCCACCTCGAGGATTTTTTGCGCCGGCAGATAGGTCTGGCAATCCCTGATCCAGTCAGGCTTTTTGTATGCCGCCTTTCCGGTAAATCCCGCCTTGAGCAGAGCTTGCTTCATGTCGTCAATCGTTTTCAGGCATCCCGCCGGCGGGTCATATTCGGTGACATAGTCACGATCAAATGCGGCTGAGCCCTCAAGGATGCGCTTGTGGTAGGCGCGACCCACGATCAGGGCTTCGCTTTCATCATTGCGATCTTCGCGCTCAGCAAAAAGCCAACTACGGTAATAAAAATCGGTGGGGCTGATCAGAATGTTTTTCATGCCGGATGCGGAGAGCATCGGGAGGGCGTGATATTCTTCCTCGGGCATGCCGAAATAGATGCCTTCGGCGTAGGTTTTTTGGTCTGGGGTCATTGTTCGTCCTTTTTGAAATCTGTTGCGGGGGAAAACCAGTCGTCTTTGATGATGTGACCGATGGCGATGATACTCGCCCCGATCCCATCCTCGGTCAGCTTCACGCGAATCGTTTTGCCAACTGGCAACTGCGATTCACTTTTGATCGTTTCCATTTTCATTGTCTTGATCTCCTCGGTTTTGCGGTGCCGCGAATCGCGGTTGATTTCTTCTAATTCATCTGGTATTCGTTTGCAAGTGTATAAATGCAGTTGCATCCCATAAACTTTTTAACGAGGTACGCATGTCAAAGACCACCGTCACCAGCAAGAGCCGGCAGATTCCGATCCGCCTTGAGTTCGATGTCATCGACTGGCTTGAGCATCAGCAGAACGGGCGCGGCTTAGCGACTCTGGCGAAAGAGCGGCTCCGCAGCGCGATGAACGCCGACATCGCCAAGGGCATCTATGCGCGCCCGAAGAAAGCCAGAAATGTCGCAAAGGTTTAAGCTCACCGCGCCGGAGCCATACGAGATAGAGATTCAGAAAGTGATCCTCGTCCAGCTGGCTTATCATCCCAGCGTTGCGTGGGCTGAGCGCGTCAACTCCGGTGCCGCGATGTTGCCATCGGGCAGGGGGAAATCTCTGCGTCCCGTCAAGTTCAACACGATCAAGGGATGCTCCGACATCCTCGGTCAACTCAAGGATGGTCGCTTCCTCGCCATCGAGGTCAAGCGTCCGCCCTGGACCGCGCCGAAGGATGATCACGAAAAAGATCAAGCCGACTTTCTCGCCAAAGTTAACGCAGCCAATGGTGTGGCTTTTTTTGCCACGTCTATCGATCAGGTTGCGGAAAACTTAAAAAGTGCCTTGCATATAAAAATTCCATAAATATGATGTGCTCGGGCTTGAGTCGGAGTGATCGCCGGCTGACAAGCATCCGCCAACGGTGCGCCCATTCTTTCCTGTTGGTTCCCTTTGTTGGCGAGGTTGAGTAATGCACTATTACGATTTCAACATAAAAAGCTTCAAGGCTGACACCTCGCATCTGTCCGATGATGAGGAGCTTGCCTATCGCCGGTTGCTTGACCTTTATTATGACAAAGAGGCACCGATACCCAACGAAACCCAGTCGGTTTCCAGACGGATTAAAATGGGTTCAAAATCGGATGTTGTCGGGTCAATTTTGGTCGAGTTTTTCACCCTTGGCGGTGATAATATGTGGCACCGCAGCGAATGTGATGAGAGAATAGCCACCTATCAGGCAAAATGCGTTACCAATAAAACCAATGGTTTAAGAGGAGGCAGACCAAAGAAAAACCCAGACGGTTTCCAAAATAAACCCAGTCGTAACCCAAACGTAACCCTAACCAGTAACCAAGAACCAATAACCAATAATAGCCCTGACGGGCTATTTATAGACCCACCCGCAAAACCGAAGGAGCAGACCGATGCAAAACCACGAAAGACAAAGCCAGCCCTCGTCACCATCCCAGACGATTGGAAACCTCACGACAAACATCTTGAAAAGTGCCGAGGTCTCAGCCTTGACCCAGCCGCCCTCGCCGACCAGTTCCGAAACCACCACGTTGCCCGTGCGACAAGATTCGCCAGTTGGGACGCCGCTTTCTTTACCTGGATTGGAAACGCTACGAGGTTTGGCGGCACAAGCCAAAACGGGAGCGCAGGTCACGGACGATCAACTGGTGGAATCGTTGAGGCAGGCCGTCGGGTCGCGGCTCGTCATCAAGGCTAAGTGGCGCAGGATTTATGATGATGGCGGCGTCTATAGCGAGGCTCTGAACGGATACGATGTCACCATTGACCGGCTTGAACATGGCGAGGCAAAAATCCTCGAAGCCTTTGAATTCTTTAATAGACCAGTCATGCCTGACCAGATCAAAACTGTGGTCGGCATGCTGACGCGCATGCGGGTGTCGTTGATGCGCCGGAATGAAAGCGATAGCGATGCAGAATTGTTGATCGATACCGCTTTGACCGTCTGCAAGGCGTATCCGTTTGATATTGTTATGAATTCAATGAACGGATGGCTGACGGGCAAAAAGTTCTTTCCGTTGCCGGTAGAGATGAAAGACGAACTGGATGCCGCCGTAATGTTGCGACGTTCACTTCTGGCTGGCTTTACCACGGCTCGGCGTCACACCCTAGCCCCGCCAAGGGAGAACGCATCCTTGCCCCGAAATTTCGAACGCTACGAGGTCTCTAAAGCGAGATGGTCACCGAAGGACTGGGATGATCATGTTGCGGATGCAGAGCGCATGCTGGAACTGGCGCGGCAGAACCCCGCGATGATGAACGTGCAGGGCTGGCATGACGAAGTCAGCCATCGCATGGCACAACGCAAGGAGGCGACACATGCCGCAAAAATCTGATTTTCTGATCGATCAGGAGAACTGGTTGCGCCTGAATTGCTTCCTGCATGCACGCGCCGGTCTCGCGCAAGGCACGCCCGTCGACAAGGTTCTGGAGGACGCCAGAAAGATGGCGGGATTCGTGCTCGGCACGCCGGCGCAGGTCGAAGTAGTTTCGATCAGTGGAGAAGTTTGTCGTTTTGATCCAACAAATAATTTGGAGAAAAAAGAAGAAATATAAGGGACTTATATAGTTGACTGGCCAACTTTGTGATCTTTCAGCCAGTTAGCAAATTGCTCTGGAATCGAAGATATTTCATCATCCAGAAAGCGATTGCCTTCATCGTCGGTAAGTTCCCTTCCATCATCATGGCGCAGGAATATCTGCTTACCGCGCTTGTCGATGCCAGCCGTGCGGGGCGCGGCCATGAAAACCATGTTGCTGCTTTCTATGATGTTGGCATTTGCCCTTTGAACTTCCTCTTTCGTGAATTTCTGCACGATAAGAACGCTTGGATTATTGACGCCGCCGCTTACGCTGAATGTCTCTTTTGGGAGATCAATCGACGCCACGATACGGGCGCGGCGCAAAAGCCAAGAACGCAGGAATCGAAGTCCTGGATTATTCAGGATGCCGTCAGGCAGGACGATGCCAAGCAAGCCCCCCCCCCTCAAAAACGTCATTGCTGTTTCGATAAACAGTTGCTCGGCTGGCAATGACGCCCGAATGTTTGACGATTCCCACCTTGAAAGTTCGTACCTATCAAGAACATGCGCGTCGTCAATTTTGACCTCTGACCCGAAGGGTGGGTTTGTCAAAACAACATCTGCTTTTCCATAGGGGATTTTGCGACGCGCCTCCTCGTCTGTCCATTCGCCCGGAGAACGAGAGGAATCAACCCTGTAAACATTTGTCGAACCGTCGCCGTGCATAACCAGATTCATTTGCGCGGTACGCACAAGAAAGGGGTTTACATCCAAGCCGAATAAATTTTGGGCGCAGGTTGTGCGGATGCGGTCACGGACTTTGCCTTCTACATCTTTGCTGTGTCGCGCCATCTCTTGATCGCGGAGGATATGGCGTAAATTGTCGATCCATGAAACGATAAAACCACCTGTACCGCAGCAACAATCAAGAACCTTCACCTCGGTAAGCTTCTGTTGCGGAAACATCGACTGGATGATTTTTACGGTCATGTCGCAAACATTCCGTGGCGTAAAATACTCGCCACGGTCGCCGCGAAGATTCTGCCCTACCAGTTCCTCATAGGCCGCGCCCTTAATATCTGTTTCCGTATCAAGCAGGGAAATAAACTGCATTTCAGAAACGATGTAGGCCAGAACTATAGGTTCAAGTTTCAGGCGTTCATCTTTACCGAAAATATAGGGGTAGCGAACTTTTACTTTTTCAAACAAAGGCTCGACTCTATCTTCCATCAAACGGCGTCTGCCGCTTTCGGAACGCTGCTCTTTTGGATCAACGGCAAAATTCAGTTCTAGCGAGCTTTCTTCCTCGTCATACATTTTGCAGAAAATAAGTTTCAGCATTTCGTGGAAAGCTTCCGCTTTCTGCAAGCCGCCGTTTGCATGAATGTAGTTATGGCAACGCCGAAAGATTGAAGTGAGGTCATGCGCGACTTGCAAGTCCTTACGTTCGGGGCGGCGTGGCCTTTCCTCTCCGGCGCGGGGAACGTCGCTTACCAGCGCAAATTCACCGCCCGATTGCTTCTCATAGGCGCGTCTGTCGCTGCCAACCCAAAGTCCGTATTTGCAGGACGAACTAGCCGCCATGTAGCTTTTAAGCTGACTTTCGCCTTTGTTCGGATCAGAAAATTTAATCTCGTCCCGCTTGGCTTCGATGATGATAGTGATTTCTTCCTGCACCTGTTTTGCGCCCGGCTTAAAAATCACAATGTCGGCGCGTTTTTTGGCTGTTCCCATGTGGATGGGAAATTCGATCATAATATCTTGTTTCAGGTATCCATATTCTTCAACAAGGCTTCGCGCCCAACGCTGGCGCACATTTTCTTCTGGCGTGTCCTTGCGAAGCTTGCCCGTGATGAAACACCGAATGTTGCCGGGCGGAATTAGGTAGGTGACATTATCGTTTGACATTTTTTGCCCGGCTGTTCGCTTTGATTGATTGCTGAATGTCGTCGGATGCCTTGGCAAGAGTGGCTATGGCTTCCTCTCTTTGATTCAGCGCCTTCATAGCTTGCTTGTGTATTTCCGCCATCCTGTCTTTCGGAAAAACGGGGACAAGAATGCCGCCGACTTGATGATGCGTTACATGGTCAATCTGGCCGCCATGCGTATGTCCTGCAATTTGCTTTTGCGCCATCGGCGAAGACAGATAGGCATATAAAAACCCAACCGGAATATCATCATGCGGGATAATGCGAATGAGGTCATGCGTCGCAACCCATCCGTCTATTCGTTCCGGCACATAGAAAACGCGCCCGATGGTGCCGGAGCATGTCAGTAAAAGCCATCCCTTGTGGATAGTCAGTTCATCAATATCAACCTCGGATTCATGGGACAGGAATCCGGGTTCACCGGCAAGCGTTCCTATGCCGGTTAGACTCATCATGTCGGTTGCGTTGACGTAAGGGATTCCGTGCGCCTCATCCTTCGCCCATATACGAACGAATTGCCCCGGCAGATTTACGGCGGCAAGTTCTGACAAAGGCTTCAAGGGAAAATTCGATTTATTCAGTTCATCCAAGGCGGCGGCGGTTTGCCTATCGTAATGGGTTGCATCAAGTCGCATATTTGGATTGTCATAAATATCCTGCAACGGAACTGACCACGTTTCGACAACAGCCTTATCTTTTACGAGCGTCTTTTTTACTTTTTCAGGAACACCGAGGACAGCATCAACCATGTCGTCAAACCGACCGTGGAGTTCATTGCTTGCGGTTCTACCTTTCGCGCCCTGCTTCTGCTTCATGCCGTGAGTTCCTCGTAGCAAAGTCTGCGTCCTACCATCCCGTCAATCGTCACGCCAATGGAGTCAATCATCCCCATCTGCGCTGTGTTGTGCCGATGGGAAAATTCGTTCACATAACGATGCAGATGTTTTTCGCTCATAAAATGGTGAACTCCGTAGTAACCCCGCTTGAGCAACGCCCAAAACGACTCAACGCCGTTTGTATGGGCTTGATCGCGGACGTATTCGCCGACGCTATGGCACACGGCCTCATGCCGGTATCCGGTGATACCTTCATATGCTTTATGCGAGTCGCTATAGATTGTGGAGCCTTGTTCTATGTTCTCGGCAATGGCCGACTGCAAAGTTTCTTTATCGGTAGCTTCTACCGGAAAAGCCCTCACGACCCCATTGCGCTGGCGCATACCAAAAACAGGTGTTTTGCCGACAGCCCCGCGACCGGCGCGAAGTTTTTTCGAGACGTGCTTGTTTTTTTCTTTGCCGCCGATGTAAGTCTCATCAACCTCGACGGTGCCCCCGAACAAGCCACCACGTTGCTTCATTGCCTCACGAATGCGGTGACAAAGGAACCACGCTGTCTTTTGCGTCACGCCGATTTCCTTTGCCATCTGGACACTGGACACGCCCTTGCGTGATGTATGGAGCATGTAAATCGCCATAAGCCATTTATGAAGCCCTATCTTGCCTTCCGCAAGGACTGTGTTCGTCCGAACGCTAAAATGTTTCCGACAGTTGCGGCAACGATACGCCATAGGCTTATGATCTTTGCATTCGGAAACATCCGCGCTTTGGCAATGAGGGCAAGCAGCGCCTTCCGGCCAGCGGCGATTCTCAAAAAACAAGCGAGCCGATTCTTCATCAGGAAATCTTTTGAAGAACTCATAGAGGCTGACTTTTTCGGGCTGTTTTTTCTTGGCTGGCATGACTGACTCCCTTGGCTAATCTGCTACCTAATATAGCGCATTAGCCTTGGCTAGTCAAGTATATAAATCCCATATTATTCGCGCACGAGCTGCTTTCGTTGAGACTGAACTCGATGGTATCAGGCGTCCATTTTTCCGGTACCGTCATCACCATCTGGATGATCACATCGACCAGCACCGTCCTCTCGCGGATCACGCACTCTGGAGCATGTTGATCACCGCTTTTCTGGCGGCAATAAAAACACTCGTCTGGTTTTCCGGCTGGTCGGATTCCGAACTTTTCAACAGGCCAATTATCGCGGTTCATGGTGCCACCAACATTCCGAAGCGGCGGAAGGCGCGGAGCATGCGCGAGAACCAACAGTTAGACGGGCACACCTTCATCGATCCCTGATCGATCAGACGGCGCACATCCAGGCGCGGCGCCGCCGGCGCAGATTTGAACCCGTAGAAAATGCCCCACTTCGTTCTGACGCTGGTTTTTATCAATCTGCATGTCATGATGGAAATCTCCTGTTCGTAGTGGTAAGCAGGAGTGGTCGGGATTGACCTCTTGACCTCCTGTTGGATGGGAATGGCGGCGACTTCTTTGCGGGGGTCGCCGCTTTTCGTTAGGTCTCCTTTTTCACCCGGCATACCAGCTGCGTACACTCCATTGGAATGAGGTCATAGGTATAGCCATCTTTGAGATGGATCGTGATCTTTTCGACTGGATCATAGGTGCCTATCTGATCACCATTGACAACGGCTTCCCAGACCGGCGGTGATGGTGGATTTCGACTCATGCTCTTTCCCTGTCAGCCTTCCAGCTTTCCTCGTCCCAGTCATCACCATGTGCATCGATCAGCTTCCCCACGATCTCATCGTTTTCATCCGTGGTCAGATCGACCGGCGGCGTGCTGTCGTGGCTCCATGATTCGATTTCACCCTGATAAAATTTTCCAGTCGCGGTGACCTTGATCTCGACATCATCACGGTAAACCGTGTGGGTGACGCTGATGCTCATTCCAACCCCTTCGCTATTCTGATCAGGCTTTCAGTCAACTGACGCGATTCCTTTTTTTGCGTGTCGATCAACACTTTCGATGTAAGAGCTTGTGCCTCTGTCAGATTTTTGCTCCATTCCTCATGCAGAGCATCCAGATCACGGTCATGCTGTGCAAGATTCATCCGCATCGTCACGATCATTTTTTGCAGATCGTGGGGCAGCATGCGTTCCTCGTCCGTGGTGATGAAGTCCTGCACCGGCAGATGACCGATGTGATTTTCGGGGTGGCAGAGAGGGCAATCGCGCTCATGGTACCGGAAGGCATACCACTGATGCCCTTTGCCGCATGTCTGGATGTTGAGCGCGATCATTTCTTCATGCCCTCCTTGAGCCCGAGTTTCCATGCGCGGCGGATGCTGGCGACTTCCTGCCGCATATCCAGCCACCAGTAATGAACGCCATCGCCGAGGTTTTCTCCCAGCGATATGATGGAGATCACCGGCAGACATAGCGTGGTGATGATAACAAGCCCGATGCGATCACTGACTAGGCTCATTTTTGCCTCCATCGCTGATCCGTTTGATCGGGTGAAGAACACGCGCTTGATCGAGGTCGCGCAGCTGCAACGCATGATAGGCAACCTGATTCATCGATTGCAGCATGTCGAAACTCATTTTTCCGAGATCAGACATCGGAGGGATGTTGTCCTGCATGCTGGTCGAATTCGCCTTATCGCGGAGGGCGTGAATCGACTTCATGATTTTATCGTGCGCGTCATCACTCATGGGATGTCTCCTGCGGGATGTGGTGGGGGTCGCCATCGTCTTGCATGTCAGTCTCCTTAATCACAAAAAAGGGCAATGAAGGCGATGAAGGCGGCGATACCCGCTAAGGTCTGCGCCCCGTCACCGGAGAGGTGCGGTGCCAAAAACAGCACGGCGACCAAGAGCCAAAATTTTGGGTTGCTCATCTCATCCTCCCTGCGTCATGCGTTGGTTCCACGCCACCATATCGGCTTGCTCTCGCTCCAGCTTTTCAGCATCACGCTGATCGCGTTCCGCAATTTTCTGGTTGATGAGATAACGGAGTTGACCCACCGGCATGCCTTCGAGCTCTCGCTCCTCCATACCGTAGTTTTTGACGAGCACATCCCGAAGGTTCACCCATTCCTGCGCCGCAACCCGGCTCGGTGTTGATCTTTTCATGACAGCACCTCACGAAACTCCGCCGGCAAATTCACATTATCGCCACATCCTTTGAACATCGGAGCGATCTGTGCCGGAGAGAATCCAGCAATCCCGCACCCGATGGCGACAACATTGAACTTCATCTCAGGATTATCCGCCGCATAGTCGAGAAAGTTTTTGACGTGCAACTCGATACGATCCAGCGAGATGCGTTCAAAAAATTCATCCAGCGTGGGGATGGCGTAGCTGTTGCCTTGCGGGCCGATGCCACAACCCCAGAGTGCGCCATGCTCAGCTACCGCCGCCCTTGCCGAACCTCCGGCATGTTTGCCGGCGAGGTTCGACCCGAAAACGAAAATCTGGGTCATAGTTTTTCTCCATCTTCGTTGACTTCCCAAATTTTGGCGCACACGCCCTGGACCTTCGCCTTGTTCGGATAACTCCCTTCTGGGAAAACCAGCAAATCCTTGACTTTAACGGGGCATGCCAGCCATTTCATATCGGGCGCATCATAAAACTCCCGCGCCATGCGGGGATGCGGCACGAAGTGAAGTCCATAGGAACATTCGGCGTCATCGTATTGAGACGCTTTTGGCTGCGTTCCTGGCTTGTAGAAAAAGCTCGCATCACGCCCAGAGGCATAATCGTTGCGGACGCCCTTGTAGAGAATCGCAACACCCTTTTTCACCTCGACGCCGTAATATTCGCACCAATCCTCGCCGTTTTTGATCTCCACCTTAACGCTGGAGCCTCCTTTGACTTTTGCTCCCTTATGTAAAACGGCGTGGCATTTCGCTCCCAGCTTCGCGGTGATTTTTCCAGTTAGGGAGAGCTGAACATACCCTCTGGCTTCGATCGTCGGCGCGGAGCTTCCCCACGACTCGATCCTCGGCGCGGAGCTTCCCCGCGACACGATCGTCGGCGCGGAGCTTTCCCACGACTCGATCGTCGGCGCGGAGCTTTCCCACGACTCGATCCTCGGCGCGGAGCTTCCCCGCGACACGATCGTCGGCGCGGAAACGCCCAAAAATTCGAAAATATTGTTTAGGCTGGTAAAAATTTTGAGGTAACGATCAAGGGGTATATTGATGCTGAACTTGATCTCGGCGCCGATCTCGATTTCCGAATCACCAGCTGCAAGAGCTTTGTCGAATTCAGCCTGAGTGGTTACTTTTTGCATGATTTTTTCCTGTTGTTTGGAGATGGAATGGATGTGTGATAGGGTGCCGGTGGGGCGGTAACCCCACCGGCGGTCTGCACTACAGGTTATGCACCTCGTAAGCCTTCTCGTAGAGGAGCCTTACGATCTCCGCGAGTTCGTCCTGCCTAAGCTGGATTTCACCTGCGGCGATTTCTGGCTTTACAAAATCACATTCTCCGAGCCTCGGTTTCCCGTTGCTGTTCCATGTGAAGTTGCCAGTCGTTTCGATGCCGTACTCGTCACCACCCCGAAGGATGGTTGTGAATACGACGATCTTGAACGGCTCTTTAACCATGATGCACTCCCTTTCTTGCAAGTTACCGGCGAGGAAACATTCCGCGCCAGATCGGGCAATTACCCCCGATGTCTCCCTTGTAAGTGGGTTCATTGCACTCGTCCACTAAAAAATGCAGATGGGTTTCATTTTCTCTCCGCGCCGAGGGGTTTTATTGCATAAATGTCGCAAATACCCGTATGGTGCCATAGCAGGGTATTGAGGGATAAACCGGTTTATTTTCCCGCGAACCGGTTATTGCCCTTGACCCACCCCAAAACGCACCACGATCTGCATTTTGCGTATGACAGGATTCGAGCCTTGTTTCTTTGCGTGACGCCTTTGGGGTGGCATATTAACTTTCTTGCCTGTATCATGGGATGCGTCAGCACCTCCTCGGGGCATGGGCTCCACATGAAGCCGCTTTTGACCACGTTTTAACAATATCAGAGACTTAGGTTTGATCATGACCTCCGGCATCGCCTTCACACCAGAAGAAATGGAAGCGTATAAGCAGAAAATCACCACCCTGATGCGTGAGGGGTCGAACGTCACCCTGTCCTCGGCAATCGAGGCGACCCCAGTCGGCAAGTCCACGATCTATGAATGGATGGCGGCTGATGAGGCTTTCAAAAAGGCGATAGACGCCGCCCGTGTGCAGAGCCTCGAGAACGGGCTCGACCTCGCCGAGAACCAGCTCATGCTCAAGGTGCAGCAGGGCGATGGCAAGTCGATCCGATACTTCCTTGACCGCAAGGGTGCCGTGCGCGGCTACAACCCGAAGGTGACGAACGAGATGACCGGACCAGGGGGATCGCCGCTTGAACGCCCCACCTACATCCTCGATTTCAGCGGCACGCCAGATGTCCCAACCCCAGAGGCTTAAACTTCCCCCAAAATTCAATGGTCTGTGCGTGCCGGCCCGCTACAAGGTCTATTATGGTGGGCGCGGCGCCGCGAAGTCGCGCTCCATTGCGCGTGTGCTGGTGCAGGATGCCTACACCGCGCCGGGGATCATTCTCTGCACCCGCGAATATCAGAACAGCATCGCCGACTCGGTTCATCGTTTGTTGGTCAACGAGATCGAGAAACAGAACCTTTACCGGTATTTTCGAATCACTGACAAGTCGATCCGCAGCTGGACAACCGGCGCCGAGTTTATTTTCAAAGGGCTCCACCACAACGCCGAGGACATCAAATCCACCGAAGGCATCAAGAAATGCTGGATCGAGGAAGGGCAGCGCGTCACCAAGGACAGCTGGAAAACTCTGATCCCTACCGTGCGCGAGGACGGCTCCGAAATCATCTGCTCCTTCAATCCCGAGCAGGAGGAGGATGCAACCCCGCAGATGTTCATCTACCCGAAGGTGCCCCTGCCGCGCGCCATCATCCGCAAGGTCAACTGGTCGGATAACCCGTGGTTTCCGAAGGAGTTGGATGAAGAACGCCGCTACATGCTGGCAAACGATCCAGATGCCTATGACCACGTCTGGGAGGGCAACTTCCGCAAGATCACCGAGGCGACCATTTTCCGCGGCAAGTACGAGGTCAGGGCGTTCGAGACCCCGCAGGGCGTGCGGTTCTTTTATGGTGCCGACTGGGGCTTCTCGAATGATCCCACCGCGCTGATTCGTTGTTTCGTGCAGGGCAACACGCTTTACATCGATTATGAAAGCTTTGGCTACGGGGTCGATTTTCCCGAACTCCCGCAACTGTTCGAGCGCGTGCCTGGGGTGCGTGAGTGGCCGATCAAGGCGGACTGCGCCCGTCCCGAAACCATTTCTTACATGCAGCGCATGGGCTTCAACATCTCCGCAGCTGAGAAGTGGGCGGGATCGGTCGAGGACGGCATCGCGCATCTGCGCGGCTTCGATAAAATCGTCATCCATGAACGTTGCACCCACATGGCGACCGAGGCGCGGCTGTATTCCTACAAGGTCGATAAGCGTCAACTTGATGACAAAGGTCAGCCCGCTGTGTTACCTATCATCGTGGATGCTCACAACCACGGCTGGGATGCCACCCGGTACGGGCTCGATGGCTATATCAAGAAACGCGGCAACGCTGGCATGTGGGAAGGATTGCTCGACTGATGTCAAAGAAAAATCGGGATCGCCGCCAACAGCAGCAACAACAGAATCAGAACCCACCGCCGGCCGAAGTTAAGGGTCAGCGTCAGGTTTTCACCCGTGACGGCAAGACGGTCGACGGGCTTTCGAACTTCGAAGCCGCGCTCGGCACCAACGCCAACAATTTGCTGGACGCCAGCACCTATAGCTTCAATTTCATCACGAAAAACCGCATCCTGCTCGAGGCGATGTATCGCACCAGCTGGGTCATTGGCAAAGCCGTGGACATCCCTGCCGAGGACATGACGCAATGCGGCATCGAAATTAACTCGACCATGAAACCGGATGACACCGAGCTGCTCAATGAGACGCTTGATGATCTGCGTGTTTTTCAAAGCCTTTGCTCCACTCTGAAATGGTCGGGGCTTTATGGCACCGGCATGGGGCTGATCCTGATCGATGGTCAGGACACCGAGACGCCGCTCAACATCAGCAGCATCGGCAAAGGGCAATTCAAGGGCATCCTGCCGATGGATCGCTGGCAGCTGAACCCAGACACTTCGCGCCTTGTCCAGACTTTAGGGCCCGACATGGGCTTGCCTGAATTCTATCGCGTCAACCCAGACGCTTTGCTCCCGAAACTCGGCACGATCCACTATTCCCGCTTCATCCGCCTCGATGCCATCGAGCTCCCGCATTATCAGAAGCAGACGGAACAACTCTGGGCGGAGTCGCTGATCGAGCGCATCCATGACCGCCTCATCGCCTTCGACAGCACCACCGTGGGCGCGGCCCAGCTGGTTTTTAAGGCTTATTTGCGGACATGGCACATCGAGGACTTGCGAAATCTGATCTCGATGGGCGGCAAGGCTTATGAGGCTGTGCTCAAGAACGTGGAGACCGTGCGCCGGCTCCAGGCGAACGAAGGAATCACGCTGGTCGATGCCAAGGATAAGTTCGAAACCCATCAATATAGCTTCGCTGGTCTCGATAGCGTGCTCCTCAATTTCGGGCAGCAACTCTGCGGCGCCATCGACATTCCGAGCGTGCGCTTCTTTGGCGAGGAGCCAGCCGGTCTCGGCGATACGGGCGAGATGACGCTCCGCACCTATTACGGCAACGTGAAGCGGAAACAGAACACCAAGCTACGTCAGCCCGTCAAAAAGCTGTTGCAGATCACATCTCAATCCCTCTGGGGTAAGCCATTGCCTGATGGCTTCGGCTTCGACTTCCGCAGTCTGTGGCAACTCACCGATGGCGAAAAGGCGGAGATCAGCGCGAAGGATTCCGAAAGCGTGGATAAAGCCTATGGCAGCGGTCTGATCAAGAAGTCCACCGCGCTTAAGGAATTGCGCCAGCAAAGCCATGTCAGCGGCAGGTTCTCGAACATCACGGACGAGGACATCACGGAAGCCGAGAATGAACCGCCTCCAGGCGAAATGATCGGGCCTGATGGCAAGCCTACCGGCACGCCGGCGGCACCCGCAAAGGTCAGCGAGAAGCTCACCGAGGAGGATTAATGCCCTCCCGCCGTAAACGCGAATCACCCTTCGAGAAAGCCCGAAGCCTTGAGGAAGGCTATGCCGTCGATCTCCGCAAGATCGCGCGCGAGGTAGGTCGCATCATCGACAGCTATCCACCCGGCGATCCTTTCAGCGTGCCGCTCATCAACGAAGCCCTGCGCCGTTACACCGAAATACTCGATCCGTGGGCTAAGGCACGAGCTGATCTGATCGTTCAACAAATCAACCATCAGGATGCCCGTGCATGGCAACAAGCCACCGCAGAGATGAGCACCGCGCTGCGGCGACAGGTTTACCACACGCCGGTGGGTGCTCTCATGTACGATCTCAGGGTAGAGCAGATCGGGCTGATCAAATCGTTACCGCTTGAGGCCGGCGCGCGGGTGCAACGTTTAAGCGAGGAAGCCATCGTCTCTGGCACGCGCTCGAAGGACTTCATCGAGGAGATCATGCGCTCCGGCGAAGTCAGCCGCGCACGCGCCACAACCATCGCACGCACCGAAGTCTCGCGCATGGCGTCAACGCTAACGGAGAGCCGTGCCCGTCACATCGAATCAGAGGGTTACATCTGGCGGACGAGCCGCGATGCTGATGTGCGCCCCAGCCATCGAGCGATGGAGGGAAAATATGTGCCGTGGAATAAGCCACCAACCACGGATGGACTTGTCGGGCATGCCGGTTGTGTTCCCAACTGCCGATGCTATCCAGAGCCACTGATTCCTGATCGACTGGAAAATAATTAGGGATTGTTTTAGCTTGCGATGATAATATCCGCTTAACTCTCACCGCTGGAGATCATGATGCAGGACAACATCAAGCACGAAATCGTTTGTATTCCCAACGGGCAGAGCCTCTCGCAACCCATCGCCCTCCACGGCAAAAGGATCCTCGGCATTGTCATGCCACCGGCATGGACGGCAGCAGGGGTCACCTTCTCGACCTCGATGGATGGTCAGCATTATAACGATGTGGTCGATCCGCTCGGCAACGAGATCGTGGTCACCGCGCAAGCCAACCAGCATGTGATCTTTAACGTCCTCGCCGAATCATGGGACGAAGGTCTGCGCTCAGCCTTTCTCGCCGGCGCCAAATATCTGCTGCTTCGCAGCGGTACCCTCGCCACGCCAGTCCCCCAGGCTCAAGACAGCCCCCTTAACCTCATCCTCGAGGCATAAAATGAAGCATTTCCGCGCCGCCTTGCTCTGCATGGTGTTTCTGGTTCTGGCGCATGTCGCCTGGGCTACGACTTCGACCATCGACCCGACACAGCCCTCGCAAGCCTCTTACCTGACGAGCTCGGTGCTACGCGCCAATTTCCTCGCCGCCTACAACGACATCAACAATCTTTACACGAGGGTTGCCGCCTTCATCGGCAGCTCGACCACGGGACAACTGATTTTTAATAACGCTGGGGTTGCCGGCGGCATCACGGTGAGCGGCGACTGCACGCTTAATACAATGGGCGGCGGGGCGATCACCTGCACGAAAACGAATGGCAATTCATTCGTCGCATCTGCCACAACTGACACGACAAATGCCGACAATATCATCTCCGGCACGATCAACTCCGCGCGCTTACCACCCAGCACGGTGCCGGCACCAACTACTTCCGCTCTCGGCGGTTTGTTCGCAAAGGCAACAGCCACGGCACATCAGGTTGTCCAATACATCGACACCACCGGCACCCAGAACCTTACCCAGCTCGGCTTCACCGATCTGAGCGGATCGGTTGCATCGACACAGATGCCAGCCATCACGGGCGATGTGAGCACCTCTGCCGGTGCCACGGCATCAACTCTTGCCACCGTGAACTCGAACACGGGCACATTCGGGGATGCGACCCATTCCGCCGGCATTACCTTAAACGGCAAAGGCTTGGCTATGGCGGCGACATCCAACTTGATCACCCCGGCATGGTCGAACGTCCAGAGCACGCCGACAACTCGCGCCGGTTATGGCATCACGGATGCTCTCAGCAATGCCAGCACGATCTCTGCCGGTGGCCCAACGGGCAGCGGTGTCGTTGTGCCTGTCCTGACGTGGAACGCTACAGGTCAGCTCACCGCCATCGGCACCGCTACCATTGCGCCGCCATTCTCTGCGATAACATCGAAGCCCACGACCATTGCCGGTTATGGCATCACGGACACGCTAAGCCAGACGCTTGCCGGGTTTACTTCCACCACCGGCACCGTGACCTCGGCTGATACGATCCTGACTTCACTGGAGAAAATTTATGGCAACGCTGCGGCGGCTGTTTCGGGGGTATCATCGGTTTCAGGCGATGGAGTACTCATCAACAATTCATCCTCGACTGGCGGCGTCACGTTATCACTCGCCACCGCAACCGCACATAAATTCTGGGGCAACAATACCGGCAGCACCGGTGCGCCTGGATACGTCAGCATCGGCACCGCAGATGTGCCAACACTTAACCAAAACACTACGGGATCAGCGGCAACACTGACCACCGCACGCACGCTTGCCGGCAACAGCTTCAACGGTTCCGCAAATGTGCCGTTCGCCAATGCCTTCATCGTGCAGGGTACGGCTGACTCAGGGTTGACCGGCGCACAGTTCCTTGGTGCCCTTGGTACCGGCATCGTCAAGAACACCACAACCACGGGCGCGTTGACCATTGCTGTGGCCGGTGACTTCCCTACGCTGAATCAGAACACAACGGGTACCGCTGCAACGGTGACGGGTGCCACCCAGTCATCCATCACCAGCGCACCTAATCTTGCCACGATTGGCACCATCGGGACGGGTGTATGGAATGGCACGCGCCTGACCAGCAGTTACATTCCCACCGATGTCGATTATATCGATGTCGCGCAGACTTTCACCGCCGCTAAAACTTTCACTAACAGCGACCTGTTGATTCTCGGATCGAGCACGGGTGCAACGACTGTCACCTCTGACAATGCTGGAGCAAGCAATTTCACGATGCACCTTCCAGCTGCGAATGACACCATCGCTGATCTCGCTGGGGCACAGACTTTCACGAATAAATCCATCAATGCCTCGAACAACACGCTGACGAATATCGGCACGAGCAACATGGGAGGCTTCACGGGCACGCCATCGAGCACCACCTTCGCGCGCGGTGATGGAACATGGTCGGCTGTCAGCGGAATGGTCTATCCAGGCTCCGGCATCCCCAACTCCACGGGCTCGGCATGGGGCACGTCCTATTCAACCTCCGGTACGGGCACCACTGTCGCGCTGACGGCCTCGCCAACTTTCACGGGTACGGTTTCAGGAGCGGCAGCGACATGGTCAGGTTCCGACGCGGCGAATGATCTTGTTGTCACCGGCACTAGCGTCCCAACCATTGGTGCAAATGCTCAAGCCACCAACACTCTGGGTCTGTGGGCTCGTTCTTTGGTGTCCGCTACCTTCACAAACGTGGCAAGCGCAGTAAATTATTTTGCGTTCAGCGGTGCCGCGACCGGCACAGGCCCATCGATAACAGCCGCCGGCACGGATACGGACATCTCTCCAGCCTTTAATTCTGCTGGTCTTGGTGTACCTTCTATCAACGGCGACAAACGCTATGACGCAAACATGGATGCCTCAAAGTTCAATAATTTGCGCGGGTGCATCGCCAACGTAACAGGTCATGGAACTGGAGCGGGGCAGAACTGCATAATTTTCGCGCTAGGCACGAGTCTCACCAGCGGCGTCCTAAACGGAGCCAACGATGCGCCGACTCCCAGCCCACCATCGCAACTCGCGGCCATGCTCAATGCTTCTGGCATACCGACATCCACGGACAGCTTTTTCGGTGACTGGAACACGACATATCCACGCTCCACCTATGACAAGCGTCTCATCGTGGGTTCGGACTGGACGGCAAATACGACTTATCAATCCGCAGGTGGCAATCAATTTCTAGCCACGAGTGGCGGCAGCAATCCTTTACAATTCACCCCTGGATGGGTGGACAAGGTCGGCACGTTGCATCCTGACCCCATCGATACCTGCAAGGTTTATTTTTTGCAGTACCCTGTCACGCAATCATTCAGCCTAGCCTTTGATAACGGCAGCGCGGCGACCACGAACGGCAACGCAGCTGATGGTCTGGGTGTGGCGACCATATCTGGTCAGCTTGGCACACACACGCTCAAGATCAATTGGGTATCTGGCAATCCATCCATCATCGGGGCGATCTGCTATAATAGCGCGATCCCGCAAATTCTGATGGTTAATGGCGGATGGCCAGGCGCGACAGCGGCTAACTGGTTGCAGACCAATTTCACCGGTGCCAATGATCCGTGGGCTCCAGGCAACTTTGCTACATCTCTCGGCGCACAATTCGTCATGGTCGAGCTTGGTGGTAACGAGATCATCAACAGCGTGAGTTCGAGCACCTTTGCCGCCAATCTGGCAACCGTGCTGACGCAGAATACATCTTCAACGATGGATGAGAGCGTGCAGTCGATCGACTGGTTCAATCCATCAACATATCCAGGACAAGCACCCTACATAGAAGCAATACGCACAGCAGCAGGAACAACAACTCCATATATCGGAGTGGCTGAACGTTTTGGCTCTACCCAGTCCATAGGGTGGAATAATGAAAATGCCACAAACACGGTCTATGTAAATGTGGGTGATGGATATGGTGGGGTACACTTCACTGTAGCCGGTCAACATGAAGTTGCTGAAATGGAAAAGGCGGCACTTGCGCCGGTCATCAATATCGGCGGCGAAGGCAATTCTATGCTGGGAGGTACCGCTCCGCCTCTCATGGCGAACGGCGGCACCACCGCTGTCCTGCAACCTCACGAGTTCGCAGATAATCGCCTCGAGGATCCTTTCATGGAGGTCGATCAGGCTAACGAGGGCGCAAGCGTGTCGCTCTCCAGCACAGTGGCGGCGTTTGCCACCGGCATGTGGCAATGCAAATTCTCGTCAGCAAATTTCTCAGCTGTATCATGTCAGCAATCCACGGATGCGCCGCAGGGATATTATAAATCACTCAAGTATCTGGTCGGCACCGGAAGCGGCACGCTCTCCGCTGGTGACTATGCCATCCTCTTTCAGGACATCGATGGTCTCGATGCAGCTGATCTGGGCTATGGCGTAAGCGGTGGACGATACACCTCAGCATCATGCTGGATGCGAACCAACAAGACAGGCAATTATTCTATCTGGCTTGCCAACGCATCTCTGGGTTCGTCATGGAATAACACCTTTACGATGAACACATCTGGCGTGTGGCAGAACGTAGCTTTTGACAGCATCCCAGCTGATACGGCTGGCACCTGGACCACAGCTACGGGCGCCACTGGCATCACTTTCGGCGTTACTTTGGCCGCAGGAAGCACTTGGCAAGGTACGGCAAACGCATGGAATAACGGGGGTCTTACCCTTGGCACCAGCGGCAACGCCAACCTCGGAGCCAATAGCGGAAACTATTTCGAGATCACGGGTTGCAAATTCGCGCCGGAATTCACTCATACGACGCCAACCCGCAAGACATTTGCGGAGCAACTTGAAAATGATCGTCGTTTCTACAGAAAAACATTTCCACAGGGCACGGCCCCAGCACAAAACGCTGGATTGCCTGGTGCGTTATCAACAGAAACCGAGATCACTACATCGACTTCCGCAGGATATTATTGGCAGTTCGACCCACCAATGGCAAAATCGCCGACAATCACAACAGATAATCCGAGTGCAGGAAATGCGAACTGGCGCGACAAAGCTGGATCAGCGGACGTGACTGTTGCAGTTGATCCTGACACGGCGAAAGGTACAACAGGTGTCCTGATCTCCACCACGGGCACGCTCACAGCAGCTCATAAGCTTTATATCCATGCCGTAGCAGATGGAAGATTCTAATGCTGAACACGACCTCTATCACCATCATCAAACCCCGCCGGCGCACCACCGACTTCGATGGCTCGAAGCCCGTCGATAAAACCATGCGCTTTTACGCCCCGATCCAGCTGTCCGATAAGATGTCCGAGACCAAGGAAGGTTTCCTCATCTGTCATGACGTGCCGATCGCGCGCCTCGGCGAAATGCTCTACAAGGACGGCGAGATCGATGACGTGCAGGGCAAAAACGGCATCATCCGAATCACCCGCGATGCCGATGAACTTTTTTCTCAGCAAGCGATGGCAAGCTTCGAAGGCAAACCACTTTGCGAGGATCATCCTGTTGAGGATGTGACGCCAGAGACGTGGTCAACTGTCTCGAAGGGTCACATGCAAAATGTGCGGCGCGGCGAATCTGATCTCTCGGATTTTCTTCTCGCCGACATTTTGGTTATGGACAAAGACGCCATCTCTGCGATACGCTCCGGCGGTAAGCGTGAAGTCTCCCTCGGATATGACGCTGACTACGAGCAGATCGAGCCCGGTGTCGGGCGTCAGAAAAATATCATAGGGAACCATGTAGCGTATTTGAAGCGGGGGCGATGCGGCCCTCGGTGTGCAATCCGAGACAGGAGACCATCAATGCCGAAGCTTTCCATTAAAGACGCCCTCCTCCGCGCTTTCAAAGCCAAAGATGCCGCCGAAGTCGAAGAACTTGCCAAGGAAGTCGGCGAAGGTTCGGGCGAAGGCGCAACTCACGTCCATGTCCACATGGGTGGCAAAGAGCCAGCAACAACCGATGAAAAGCCAGCCGGTGGTGAAGCCGCCGCAACCGAAGCCGCCGCTAAGTATGGCGCGGAAGGTGGCAAGGAAAAAACCATCGATGAGCGCATGAAGGACATGGAGGAATGTCTCAAAAAGCTTATGGACGCAAAATCGGGCGAAACCACCACGGATGAAGTGCCGGGTGAAAAGCTTGTCGAAGAAGAAGAAACAACCGCCGCCGAAGCCGGCAAACGCACCACGGATTCCGCATCGGTTTATACCGATTTCGCAGCACGCGCCGAGGTCATTGCCCCAGGCGTGAAAATGCCTCGTCTGACCAAGGATGCGGCTATGGATGCCAAAAAGACGGCGGACGGCATCTGCATCTGCAAGCGCAAAGCTTTGGATGCCGGCATGAAAATTGATCGCAGTAAAGCTGTGATCGGTAAGTTCCTCAACACCCGCGATGGTGCCACAATCGACAAGCTCACCTGTGATCGTGTCGATGCCGTGTTCATCGGCGCATCGGAACTCCTGAAAGCCGAGAACAACGGCAAGTCTGGAGCATCCACCAAAACTGCGGACGAGCAGAAGGTCAACGCTTTTGCCAAGGGCGGTCAAGAGCAGATCAATCGTGAATTCTGGGAGAACCAAGGCAAGAAATAACCCAGCGCAAGTCAACCTCTAGTCTAAGGAGCTTAAAATGGTCTCTTACACCTATCAAATGCCCTCCGGCATCCCTGGCAACGTTAACCGCCCCGAGGTTTCGACCATCGAGCAGTTCATCCTCGACCAGACGACTCCGCCCACGGTTTTCGGTAACCCCGTCAAAAACGTGACTGCGAAAATCCAGCCGATCCAAGCCGGCGATCTTTCCGCCGCTATCATCGGCTTCCTCGTTCGTCCTTACCCGACGAGCGGCAACGGTACCGATGGCCTCGGTGTTGCGGCTCCGAACAAAGCCCTGCCTGGTGACGTTCTGAAACGTGGCTACATCAGCGTCAAGGTTGGCGGCGTCACCGCCCCCGTCTCTGGCGGGGTTGTTTATGTTCGCGTCGGCAACGCCAGCACCGGCAAAGTTGTAGGTGATGTCGAAGCCGCTAACGATACGGTGGTCACCGCCGCCGCGACGGTCGGCACCGGCACGCAGACAGCTGGAACGCTTTCCGCTCTGCCGACAACTCCCGCCGGCGTCTATACGGTCAAGATGACCTCGGGCTCGGCTTTCGATGTTCTGGATGCCAAGGGTGCGGAACTGCTTCACAGCGGTGCCTTCGCCACGGCTTACACGCTGGACAACGGCTTGACCTTCACGATGACCACGGGGGGCACGCCGACGACTGGCGACACCACGGCGATCACTGTGACGCAGAACACCATCATCGTCCCTGGAAATACTTATTTCACGGGCGGCATGGATGCCAGCAACAACGCCGAGGTCGCGTACAACATCTAACCGCCGTAATTGGCTTAATAAAGGGAGAGAAAAATGACTTTTCGCACTTACGACCAAGCCACGGTGGACAGCCTCGGCGCGTTTCTGGTCGGTCAGCTTGAACAGCTTGACCGCACCATCCACGAGCCCTTGCAGGACTTCAAGTGGAGCCGCGATCTCGTTACCCGTACCGATGTGACGATGGGTCACGATTTCTCGTCCTTCACCAACATGGCGATGGCTTCGGTGGGCGGTATCAATCCCCTCAAGAAAGCCTTCATCGGTAAGGACAGCACGACCCTGCCGAACGTTGCGATCGACATCGGCAAAACTGCCAGCCCGTTGATCCCTTGGGGTCTCGAGCTGAATTATTCGTTCTTCGAACTCGAATCCGCGCAGTTGCTCGGTCAGGGTATCGATGAGCAGAAGCATTTCGCCATCAAGCGCAAGTTCCAGCAGGATGCCGACATTCAGGCATACTTGGGCGACACCGACATCCCGAACGCTTACGGTCTGCTCAACAGTCCGCAGGTGCCAACCACGGGCAACGTCGAAAATGGCGGCTCCGGTTCGTCCACGCTGTGGACAACCAAAACAGCCGACCAAATCCTCGGCGATGTCAATACGCTGATCAATGCGGTCTGGGCGGCTACGGGCTACACGAAATGCCCGAAGAAGCTCGGTCTGCCTCCGGCTGAACTGGCATATATCGTCAGTCAGAAGGTTAGCTCAGCGGGTAACATCTCGATCCTGCAATTCCTGCGCGACAACTGCATCAGCTTGCAGGAAAACGGCACGCCGCTCGAGATCGTCGCCATGAAGTGGTTGACGGGCACGAACAACGGCAACGCTCTGGGGCCAGCAGCCACGGACAGCATGATCGTTTACACTCAGGAATACGAACTCGTTCGTTTCCCGATGGTGCCGATGATCGGTCTGCCGAACCAGTTCAAGGGTGCGTCTCAAATCCGCCCCTATGTTGCCAAGCTGGGTCTGGTCGAATTCGTCTATCCTGAAACCGTGGGCTACGCTCAAGGCATCGGCTAAACGATCCAAAAGACCGCAGAAATATAACCCCGATCCGGTGAAAACTCGGGTCGGGGTTTTTCTTTAGGGAGGACGATGTGACGCTTACCTATTCCACCTTCACCACGAACTTCCCAGAGTTCAGCGGCTCACAATATCCCCAGCCTTGGTTTAATTACTGGCTCAGCGTTGGCACCAAGCTCCTGCGCCCGTGCGCGTGGCAGGACATGCTCGATGATGGCATGTCCCTGTTCATCGCCCACCACCTCGCCCTGCAACTCCGCAGCGCGAAGGCGGCGGCGACCGGCGGCGATGCCGGCGGCAATACCGGCCCGCTTGCCAACAAATCAGTGGACAAGGTCTCGGCTGGTTACGACACCACGGCTGGATCGATCGAAGGACAGGGGCACTGGAACCTGACCATGTATGGGACACAATTCATCCAGCTGGCGCGTCTGTTCGGGTCGGGCGGGGCTATTGCCTCCGGCGCCGGATACAGCGTGACGCCAGCCCTCGCACAATGGCAAGACGGTCTGCCGAGGTGGCCATGAAATCAGCCATGACCACGGTGATCGACAGGACGAATAAGCTCAGCGATGCGCTTCTATCCCTGACAAAAAAGGATGTTTATGTCGGCATCCCGCAGGACAACAACACCCGCGAGGCGAATGATTCGAGTTTTGGCAATGCCGCCATAGGCTGGCTGAACCAGCGCGGCAGTCCCTTGCTCAACATCCCCGCGCGCCCCCATCTCGATGTTGGCATCGTTGCCGCCCAGGAGCGCATCACGAACGTGCTCCGCACCGCCGGCAAAGCCGCGCTTGATGGCGATACCGCAGCCGCCGAAGCCGGTCTCATGGCGGCCGGTCAGATCGGTGCCGACAGCGTGCGGAAAACCATTCTGGATGTGATCCCGCCATCCTTGGCTGATGACACCCTCGCCGCGCGCCGTCGCCGCGGACACGAAAGCGAGACGCCGCTCAACGAAACCGGCGAATATCGCAACAACATCACCTATGTATTGAGGGATCGAGATGGCTGATTTAGATGTCACCGACATCCTGCTCGATCCTGATTTCTGCGATCTGCTCAATGTGACCAGAACAACCCAAAGCGTTGGCTCGAATGGGATCGTGACGAACACGACCACAACTCTGACGCCGTATGGGGTCATCACCATCGGATCGCCTAAAGGGGTGATTCGCACGGCAGAATACGAAGCCGACACCAACATGATCACCGTCCACACTCGCGGATTCCGGCTCATCGATGCTCAGCCTGGAAAACAACCGGACATCGTGGTGTTTGGCGGGGATCCTTATGTGGTCAAAAAATCCTATAACTGGTCGCATTATGGTGCCGGATTCACGATGGCAGAGTGCGAATTGCAGAGCACGGTGACCACATCATGACCGCAAATAACAGCAGCACCGGTGGACTTCTCCTCCCATCGACCAACTTCCCAGATGCTCCCGCGCCCCCTTACGATGACGCGCTCGATGCTATTTTTCAGACCCTTGTCACGGGGGTCACCGGAATCGCTGGAAGCAGCGTTGTCCCGCGCTGGCAACCCGTGATGCCGAATCGCCCCAACAACACGATTAACTGGTGCGCCCTTGGCGTCACCGTGAACGATAGCACTGGCAACGCCGCCATTGTTCATCAGAGCCTTGCTTTCGATCAGAACAGCCGCCCTCAATATGATGATGGCACCGACACATGGGATGAGACGCCGATCAATAGCCAGCGCGATATTTTGCAGGAGCAAGAGGACATCGAAGTGATTCTCAGCTTCTACGGCCCGAACTGTCGAGGCAATGCGGCGCAGATGCGTGCCGGCATGCAGATACCGCAAAACCGCGAGGGTCTGCCGACCTATAACATGGCCTATGTTGGTGCCGGCGGACTCCGCATGCTTCCCGAGCTTTTCAATAATTTGTGGTATCGCCGAGCCGATGTGATATTGTATTTTCGCCGCGCCGTGGTGCGTGCCTATCCCGTGCTCGATCTGGTGTCGGCGCAGGGTACGGTGAGCGATGATGCCGGCCAGACCCGTGCCTTTACCGTCACTAGCCCATAGGAGTTAGCCAAATGTCCCAAGGCCTTCCAGTTTCCGACATCGTCAACGTTGACATTTTTCTCACTCCTCAGGCCGCTCAGTTCGCAAATGTGGACAGCCTGTTGATCGTCGGCAGCTCGTCTGTCATCGATACGGTGCAGCGAATCAGGACTTATGCAGGTATCGCCGGCGTTGCCGCAGATTTCGGCACCAGCGCACCCGAATATCTTGCCGCCCTCAACTTTTTCTCGCAGCAACCACAACCTACCCAGCTTTATATCGGGCGTTGGGCTCAATCCGCGACCTCCGGCATCCTGCAAGGTGCCCCTCTCTCCGCCTCACAGCAGCAGATGGCGAACTTCACGCCGATCACCAATGGCGGCATCGACTTCACAATCGATGGCGTGGCACGCAATCTCACGGGGCTCGATTTCTCGTCCCAGACAAATCTCAACGGTGTCGCCGCTGTTATCGCCACGGCGTTGTCGACTCATGGAACCTGCACATGGAACGGCACGAACTTTGCCGTGACATCATCCTCGACTGGCGCATCCTCGACCGTGGCTTTCGCTACCACCGGAGGCGGCACTGACATCTCGACCCTGATCGGCATGACAGCAGCATCCTCGGGTGCGTATGTCGTGCCTGGCATCATTGCGGAAACCGCTGTCGCCGCCGTTGCCCTGCTCGATAACCTGACCACCCAGTGGTACGGCCTGATGTTCGCATCCACCCATATCGTGGATGCCGATCACCTCGCCATCGCCGCCTATATCGAGGCGACATTCCACATCTATGGTCTGACCACGCAGGAGGCTGGTGCCCTTGTCAGCAACACGACATCCGACATCGGTTATCAACTCGCGCAGTTCGGCTATAAGCGCACGTTCTACCAGTACAGCTCGAGCTCGGCGTATGCCGTGGCTTCGATGTTTGGCCGTGAGTTCACCGTTGACTTCAACGCCAACAATTCGGTGATCATCCTGATGTTCCAGCAGGAGCCTGGTGTGATACCGGAAACCTTGACGCCGACTCAGGCGGCATCGCTCAATGCGAAGCGTTACAATTACTTCGTCAACTATAACAATGGCACCGCCATCATCCGCAACGGCTTCATGGCTGGTCTGGTGTTCATCGATCAGGTTCATGATCTGGACTGGTTCAGCAATGCCTTGCAGACCAACGTTTACAACCTGTTCTATCAGGCCGGCACGAAGGTGCCGCAGACTGATCCAGGCGTGCATCGTGTTGTCACGACAGCTGAGGCGACCTGCAAGGGTGCGGTCAATAACGGCATCGCTGCACCCGGCACATGGGGCGGTCAGGCGTTCGGCACCTTGAACCCTGGCGATTATATGCCGACAGGCTTCTATGTTTATGCGCCACCGGTTTCTCAGCAAGCCAGCGCAGATCGCGCCGCGCGCAAGTGCCCCAGCCTCCAGATCGCCCTCAAGCTGGCAGGTGGCATCCAGTCCGCGCAGTTGAACGTTTACGCCAACCCATAAGGAGCCAGCACCATGCCGACATATAGCTTTTTGGATACCCAAGCCACCATCGCTGGACCAGGCGGCACGATCAGCCTCGGCAGCGGCGCCGCCGTCGCTGATGAAGGCATCACCTTCGAAAAGGTTGAGGCTGACAACACGATGACCACGGGCGCGGACGGAGCCGGCATGCACAGCCTTAACCCGACGAAGTCCTACAAGATTAGCGTGCGACTCCTGAAAACGTCACCGGTCAACCAGCAGCTCTCGCAGATGTATGCCATCCAGAAGGCATCGAGTGGCGCGTGGGGCAACAATGTGATCTCGCTGAAAAATACGATCAGCGGCGACTCCGCAGTCGCGGCTCTGACGGCCTTCGCCAAATTTCCATCGATCACATGGGCCAAGAACCCGTCGATGAACGAATGGACATTCGAAAGCATCGATTGCGATGTCAGCCTTGGCGGTGGGATCATAGCCAACCTGACCTCGTTCGGGGTTGGAACGGTCTAAGCCAGAGGAGGACGCATGGCTGAGTTTTCACTAAAAAATATGGTGTTTCGTTCGGGGCGCATGGAGTTGCGGAAGCAGTTCCACGTTCAACGGCGCATCGGCATCGTTTATCCAGCCTTCGCCGCAGCGAAAGCTATCATCGAAGGCGATGCCATCACCGGCCCGCCGGTCGCCATCAACTACATCACCAACGCGATGCTGAGACTCAATGATGCCGACTGGGACTTCGTGATCGATGCGTGCCTTGATCTCGTCCATGTCCAGCAGGGTCAGCTCTGGGTGCCCCTCAAAACGCAGGGAACCAACACCCTGCAATTCAATGACCTCGGGCTGGATGATCTAAACCTAATCATCTTTAACGTTCTCTACGAGCACTTCGCGCCTTTTATCGCCGCCCTCCCATCCCTCGTTTCAGCGATTACTGGCAAGACCAGCGCGTAACGGTAGATTTTGTCGGGATGCCGGAGGGCGAGGACTGGCTGATGCGCCCAGTGCTCGAGCACATGATCAAATATGAGAGTCTCGGTGACGGTTCGCTCAATATATGCGATATTGCCATTCTGAACGATGCCATCGATGTGCGGGATGAAAACACGCGCAGGGTAAGGGCGGCGCAGGAGGCGAATCATGGAAGAGTCTGACATCCTCAAGGAGTTTCTGGTTGCCCTCGGCTTCAAAGTCGATGCCGCACAGTACAAAAAATATCTTGATTCTGTGCAGGGCGCGACGACAGAGACCAACAAGCTCGGGCTGAGTGCAGCCGCCGCCATCATCGGCACCACCGCCGCCATCGCCAAAGTTTCAGAGGTGATGGAAAAGCTCTATTATGTCAGCCAGCGCACGAATTCCTCCGTGTCATCGATCATGGCGTTCGATTATGGAGTCTCACAGCTGGGCGGCTCCTCGGACGCAGCGCAAGCCAGCCTCGAGAACCTCGCCCACTTCATCCGCGCCTATCCAGGCAGCAGTCAGTTTCTTCAACAGCTCGGTGTAGCACCGGAGCATGTCAAGGATGCTGAGGCCGCGTTGCGTGATCTCATCCCCGTCCTCAAAGCGATGCCGCAATATCAAGGGTTGGCTTATGCCAACCTGCTCGGCATGGATGAGAAAACCTTCCTCGCCCTGACCAGCGGCAAATTGGAGCAGTCCCTTGATGAATACAACAAGCGGGTCGCTAACGCCGGCGTAAACATGCAGGATGCCGGCGAAAAAGGTCATGACTTTATGGTCGCGTTGCGTGGGCTTGGCTCCGAAGCTGAGATCGTGGGTGCTTTGCTCGAGGAGAAACTCGTGCCGAGCCTGACGAAAGCGGTGTCGGCATGGGATAAATATCTCCAGATCGGGGCGCAGACCGCGCATGATCCCTCACTGATCGTCAAGGGTGCCAAGCTTCTCGGTACCGATCCAATGAAGTGGGCGCAAAATTACGATGAGACTCTCGGATTGGGGCAAAAACCCACTGATTCTTGGCAGCAAAAAAGCGTTTCCGAACGGCAAAAATATCTCCTCGATTATTTCAAATCGCAGGGATGGACGGCGAATCAAGCCTCCGGCATCGTCGCCGGCCTGCAAAGCGAAAACGACACCTTTGATCCGCATCGCATGGGCGACAACAACCACGCCACCGGGCTCGGGCAATGGCACAAGGATCGCGCCGCGATATTCAAGCAAAAATATGGACATGACATCTATTCAGCGACCGGCGCGGAGCAAGCTGAATTCGTGCAGTACGAACTGACGCACAACGAAAAATCAGCTGGAGATGCGCTCCGCAACACCGGCAATGCCTATGATGCCGGCAACGTGTTCCGGCAAAACTATGAACGTCCCGCCAACCTCGTCAGCGAAGGCGCGCGGACGGGCGCCCTCGCCCAGCAGATCAGCGGCAACACCTATTCGCCGCAGACCACGATCAACGTCAACGGTTCACGCGACCCGAGCACGGTCGCCAGTGATGTCCTTGCCGGCCAGAACGATGTCAATAAAAACCTGATCAGGATGTCGTCTGGGGTACCGCAATGAGTGCGCTGACAACCAACCTTTTCGGAAGCGTGGGAGAGCAGTTCGCCGATCTCGGCATCCTGTCGCCTGGACGCAAGATCGGGCCATATAGCTCGGGCTTTACCCTGCCAGATGGCGTCTCACAATTCTCTCCTCTCATCGCGCAGGTCACGGTTAAAGAGGATCCTATTGACGAGCTGGAGATCACCCGTCACCCCGTCGAATACGGCGCATCGATGACGGATCACAGTTTCAAATTGCAAGCCCAGCTGGTGCTCGAGGTCGGCTGGTCTAATAGCGGTTTTCAGGCTCTCGCCAATGATGTCCTTGCCGGCGCATCTCTGCTCACGGGTGGAGGTGGCACGTTCAACTATGCGAAAAAAGTCTATAATCAGCTGCTTGCCATCCAGCTGAGCCGGGTGCCGATCAACATCACGACTGGCAAGCGCAAATATCAGAACATGCTGATCAAACGCATGAAGGCTCCGACAACCAGCGAGACCGAAAACTCGATCTTTGTCACCATGATGCTCGAGGAAGCCATTGTCGCCGTTACCGTGGCGACGACTTTTCCCGATCCATCCGTGCAAGCCAACCCGCAAAGCACCGGAGGCGTGCAGAATACAGGATCGGTGCAACCTCAAATCACCGCCTTTGTCCTTAATCCTGACGGCAGCATCGGGCAGCAGGTGGGGATTCATCAATGAGCAAATTTCGCAAAACTTCGGGCGGCGGCATCATCTTTCAGTGCCCTGGATGCAAAGGCTATCATTCGCTGACGATACGAGTGCCGGGTCAACAGGAGGTTCATCCGTCATGGATTTTTAACGGTGACTTTGAAAAGCCTACCTTGCAACCCTCGATCTTGTCGCGCCGGTGGAGAAGCGGAGAAAATAATCCGCCTGATGTCTGCCATTCCTTCGTCACCGATGGGCGCATCAGGTTTCTGCCAGACTGCACGCATGAGCTCAAAGGTCAGACAGTCGATGTGCCGGAATGGCCGCACGCTCCTAGATCGTTTGGAGGGATCGAGGAATGAGCGTTTACATCATCCCTTTGACGCCAGCACCGCAGAACTTCGGCATCGTCCTCGCCGGCGTGACCTATAACCTCACGGTGAAGTGGAACACTGTAGCGCAATGCTGGGTCATGGACATCGCTGATCAAAACAGCGTCAAAATTCTCTCCGGCGTGCCGATCATCACCGGCGCCGATCTGCTCGAGCAATATGCTTATTTCAATTTCGGCGGCAAGCTGATCGCCCAGACCGATGGTGACCTGCAAGCCGTGCCGACCTTCGAGAATCTGGGAGTGCAAGGCAAGCTGTACTTCGTGACTTCATGAGCAATCTCTACCTCCGCAAAACCACATTGCTGGTGGGATCACAGACTCAGGCGATCGATCTGTCGCAGATGCAATTTCGATTCATCATCGAGCGTGGCGACATCCAGACTCCGAACACAAGCGTGTTCCGCGTCTATAATTTGTCGAAGCAAACGGTCAATAAGTTGAAGTCGAAAGAGTTCACCAGTGTCGTGATGCAGGGTGGATATAATGACAACTATGGTCTGCTTTTCAGCGGCACGATCAAGTATGTCTATAACGGCAACGACACCGCTGTGGACAGCTTCGTGGACATCGTGGGAGCCGATGGTGATGAGCCTTACAATTTCGCCGTGGTGAATAGCACGCTGGCGGCCGGCAGCACGCCGGCAGATCATATCAATGTCGCCGCGCAAGCGATGGCGACCTACGATGTCAACTTCGACAACAGCATCAATCCGACATTTTCCGGTAATGCCCTGCCCCGCGGCAAAGTTTTTTATGGTCTCGCGCGCGATGTGCTTCGCAAAACCGCCGGCGACTGCAATGCGACATGGAGCTTGCAGGACAACAATCTCGAATTCGTGCTGAAAACCAGCTATCGCCCAGGCGATCCCATTGTGCTGACCTCCGCCACGGGTCTCATCGGCTTCCCGCAACAGACCCAGAATGGCATCATCATCAGGTGCCTCCTTAATCCGGCGATCAAAATGGGAGGCAGAGTGCAGATCGATAACAACAGCGTGCAACGTTTCCGCTTTCCGCTTTCAGTTTCAGCGCAAGCCGCAAACTCTCTGGTGCCCTCGCTCGATGCCGATGGCATGTATAAGGTGCTCTGGGCGCAGCATCGTGGCGATACCCGAGGAAACGATTATTACACCGAGCTGACCTGCATCGCCGTCGACAAGACGGCTGTCGGTGTCAGCACGCCGCAGATCGCGTCACGTCTCAGCGCGGGCCCCGTGCCTCCTGGTCCCGTCAACCCGTATCAAGGGCCTTGAAATGGCAACTCAAAATGAACGACTTAGCGATGCCGAGGAAGCTTTCCGCACAGCTGTGACAGCAATGATGGCGGGGCTATGGGTTGGCGGACCAGGCATCATCGTGGACTATAATGCCGCTTTGCAGACTGTCAGCGTGCAACCAGCCATCAAGGGAAGGCTGATCAATCCCGCCGGTACCATCAGCTTCGTCACGATGCCGCTTTGCGTCGATGTGCCCGTCTTTTTCCTTTCTGGTGGTGGTTTCAGCGTGACCACGCCGGTCGCGGAGGGCGATGAGTGCTTTATCGCCTTCGCTGATCGCTGTATCGATTCGTGGTGGCAGAACGGTGGCGTGCAACCCCCAGCCGAATATCGCATCCATGACCTCAGCGATGGGTTCGCCTTCATCGGATTCCGCAGTAACCCGCGCGCGTTGGCAAATGTGTCCACCACGGCATTGCAAATCCGCAGCGATAACTACACCGGCCCTGCCGGCACGGGCGAATGTATCGAGATCGCTCCTGGTAAAATTTCCTTGATCGCTGATGAAATCGTTTCACATGGCAGGGTCAAAAATTGCTTTGACGCCGGCGGCACCGGTTTCGTCTATCAACCAGCCCAGATCGACACCTATACTGATGGCGTGACATCGAATCACCATAACCCGACTCCGCCAGAGGTACCGACATGAGATACCGAGCACTCGACGCCAATGGCGATATGACCTTCGGACAGGGCAGCGAAAACTTCCTTGTAAATTCACCGGCGGCTGTAGCCCAGCTCGTGATGACGCGCATGAAGCTTTTCCGCGGCGAATGGTTTCTCGATGTCACCGAGGGCATGCCGTGGTCGCAGGAGGTTCTCGGCAAGCAACCTCAGGCCACCTATGACCTTGCGATCCGCGATCACATCCTTGACACGCAGGGGGTTTTGGAGATCGTTTCCTATTCAAGCACGCGGAATCCTGATACAAGGGCTTTGACGGTGACGGTGGTGCTCGACACGATTTACGGTATCACACAGCCCACGCAGGTGCTCTGATGACGACTTATCCTCTGCCAACCCTTTCCCCAACTATCGATGCGACCGGCATTTCTGCACCGGCGTATCCCGATATTTATGCCAGCCTTCAAGCCAGCTATCTGATCATCTACCCAGATGCCGTGCTCGATCCATCATCTCAGGACGGGCAATGGATCGCTGTCATCGCCCAGGCGATCAGCGATAACAACAACGCCATCATCGCGGCTTACAACAACATGAGCCCCGCCACGGCGCAGGGCGCAGGTCTTTCGAGCAACGTCAAGATTAACGGTCTGGCGCGACTGATCCCCAGCAATTCCACGATCCCCGTCAGTATCGTGGGACAGGTCGGGACGATTATCACCAATGGGCTTGTTGGTGATGGCACCAACCAGTTCGCGCTCCCTTCTCCTATCACCATCCCCATAGGCGGCAGCATCGTGGAAACTGCAACCTGCACAGTTCAAGGAGCAATTTTGTCTCCCGCCGGCGCGATGCAGATCGTTACCCCTACCGCTGGCTGGCAGACGGCAACCGCAACCGCGCCGGCGACGCCTGGAGCTCCGGTAGAAAATGATGCAACTCTGCGGCAACGTCAGTCAGTCTCCACCTCTCTGCCAGCGCAAAGCGTCATCGATGCGATTTATGCGGCTTTGGATAATCTCACCGGCGTGCAGTTGCTCAAGATTTATCAAAACGATACCAACACCACGGATGGCAACGGTGTGCCGCCGCATAGCATTGCTTGTGTCGTATCGGGCGGCGATGCCGTCACCATTGCTCAGACTATTGCACTCAAGAAAGGACCAGGTTGCGGCACCTATGGCACCACCTCAGAGCTTGTGGTCGATCCGAAGGGTATTCCCGTCCTGATCAATTTCTTTATCCCTGGTCAGCTAACGATCCTCATCGCTATAGGAATCAAGGCTCTAGCTGGGTATCAATCCACCACAGGAGCTCTTATCATCGCCGCGCTGGTGACCGCGATCAATAATGAAGGCATAGGTGCTAATGCAGGACTGCTCTCTCTGTCATCGCTTTACAGCGTGGCTTATAGCGTCCCGAACGCCAACACTTTCAATGTCACCAGCCTCGCCATCGCTATCTCGCCGGGAAGCCCAGCATCGACCGATCTGACGATCCCCTTCAATGATATTCCGGTCTGCGTCACTGGCAACGTCACTCTTTCGGTGACCTGATGTCCGGCGATGTAACCCCTTATACCGATCTCATCACTTCGGAACATAA